ACAGTAGAGGACATTCAGTTCTACGATCCGGCAGCGGAACGCAGAGCGGCTGCTCTACAAGTTGATTGGGCTCCATACTTTAAAGTTGCTTCACAAGAGTGGCTTTATAAATTAGAGTTTGGCTGGTGGCAGAAATACTGCGACACCGTACTTGGTGCTTACTATTATAACAATCTGCCAAATGGACAATTGATTTCAAGTTTTAATCCAAGTCTGCTCATTAAAAACGATCAGACACTAATTCGTTTAGATACATTCGGAGCTATATTAGTATTCTATGAATCACTAGTAACCGATGTGTCTAACATGAACGAGGTTGATTTGCAAAACTACGAGTTTGCACAGAAACGTTGTGATAACGAATGGACTAAAGCGTTGCAACTTATGAACTTCTATGATTTATACATGGATAGCCCACAAGGACCAACGACAAAACTTGAAGAAAATTGGACAGCAGACGTTGATTATTTCAACGGAGATAGGAGATATTTCTAATGGCTATTGCAACAGTCACTGTACTAAACGCACCATTGATTACAACCAAAGAAGTAATTGATGCATTACGATTGACTATTCCAAACAGTTGGAATGTACCAATCTATGACGACTTCCCTAGTGATAGTGATGTAGTTCGTTATGGCGTTTATGTAAGTGATGTGCATACAGTAGAAAGAAGCGTAAACCAATTAGCAGTAAATTATTGTGGATACATCTACAATGCTGTGGATCAGTTCAATGTAACTTATATAAGTTTCCAAGACGATCCATATAATATTCAATTGAACGCTATCATTGCAAACTTAGTTACTGATGAAGTAGATGGTGTGCAATTGATGGATGGATATTTTCAACGAACATTTACGCAGGATTTAGTTTATGGTCCTACACAAGCAGAGCGTCATACTTGGACATTTCAAATGACTCGCATGGAATTTAATACATAAAGCCAAACACAAGGAGAAATCAAATGGCAAGAATTACAGTAAACACAACAGGCACACAACCAATATTATTGGTTAGTGCTAACGTTAGCAACGTATCAGCTAACTCACTAAGCGTAAGTTGCTTACAAGATATTACTATTACAAACAGTACAGGCATCTATTCATACACAGACTTTTGCAGTCAAGCTATGAACAAGATTACTACACCTGCTGATAATGAAATCAGCACAAACCTAGTGCTTGATGGATTAGTATATTTTGGTAACAGTGCGGCGACAGCCAACACAGCACCTAACCTAGGTATCGCTGGACTAAGTGAAAGCGCAACTAACATATCATTTAAATTATACTTAAATGGTAACGCTAACGGCGCATTCTACTACGAAGGTACAGGTTACATCAGTAGCTTGGCACCAACAGTAGCACCAGAGAATCCAGTATGGATTAGCCCATTGAGTATCGCAGTCGATGGTCCATTGACAAGCGGTATTGTTTAATTAATTAAGCAAAACAAAAGAGGGGCATAGTGCCCCTTTTTTAATAAGTGAGGAACAAATGAGTGAACACCATGACGTTTGGTTAAAGACCAAAGAAGAAAAACTACGCAGTTTAATTGCAGATGAAGCAAAAGCCATTCCAATACTTGACAACATGCAAGCAACAATTAAACAACTAAAAGCAAAACAACAGTTCCGTCTAGCATTACTAAATCAATTGCTAGAAGACGAACTCGACAGTGAATAAATACAATGTAATCATTTAACAAAGGAAATTAACAAATGAAACTCTCAGCATTAACAGCAAAACCCCAATTAATAGAAGTCAGTATCGATGACGAAGATACCATCAAAGAGTTTGGCGAAGCTATAACTTTTTATACGTATGATCGTCAACCTATGGACGTGTTTATGAAATTAGCAGGTAGTACAGGACAAGACACACAAAAAATTGTAGAGATTGTTCGTACCTTAATCTTAGACGAAAAAGGTAAAGAACTATTAACTAATGACCAAATGCTTCCAACCAACATATTGATGAAGGCAATTGCAAAGGTGACTGATTTATTGGGAAAGTAACATCAGACAGTATTGATCCTACTAGTGAAAAGATGGCATTGATACTGACGATTGATTCACTAGGTAAGCGTTATGGTATGCTACCTAGTGAAGTATTAAGTAGAAGTAACACATTTGATTTGTACATTATGGATGCCGCATTAAGTTTTGAATCGTTTCATCATAAAAAGGCTACCAACAAGGGCATTGATCCATTGCCCAATTATAGTCCAGATGAGTTATTAGCTATTTTTAACAAGAGTAAGGAACAATAATGTCTGTAAAATTAAGTGTCAATACAATGTCTAGTAGCTTAAAACGCATACAAAAGAAATTGAATAATGTTCCTAAAGAAGCATACAAAGAATTCGTCAGTGTTACACCTATAAAGACCGGCAATGCTAAAAGAAATACCAAATTAAAAGGTAAAACAATTGAAGCAAATTATAATTATGCTAAGGTATTAGATAAAGGTCGTCACATGACAAGTCGGGGCATGCGTGGTAGTGAGCAGGCGCCAGAGGGTATGAGTAAACCAACTACAGAATTTATCAAACGAACTATTGATAAAATAATTAAGGCAAAATAATATGGCAGATTTAACATATACAGCTACGCTTGACGATAAGATTAGTCCTCCGTTAGCTAAAATAGATAAAAATGTAACTAAAGTAAATGAACAATTTAGTAAGTTTGGAAAAACATTGGCTGCATTGGCTATTGGTTCTTTTGTTCAAAATACAATTAAATTTGCCGACAGCATGGTTGATCTTAGCAAAGCCACCAACGTTGCAATCAATGATATTGTAGGACTAAGCAAAAGTTTTGAGCTTAATGGTGGTAGTGCAGAGCAAGCAAGAGCCGGCGTCATTAAACTAAGTATGAGTGTTGCAGAGGCTATGGAAGGTGGCAAGGCTGCACAGCTTGCGTTCCAAGCTGTTAATATATCACTAAACGATATTGCTACACTAAGCGAATCAGATATATTAGCCAAAACAATTGAAGGTCTTAGTAAGATACAAGATCCTGCACAAAGATTAAAGATAGCAACAATATTGTTGGGTAAGGCTGCTAAAGGAGTAGACTTTACCGGTGTCGCATCAGGCTTTAAATCAGCAAGTGACGAAGCAATAAAATACAATAGAAGTATGCAAAGTGTTGCAGACCTTAATGACAAATTAAGTAGCGCATTTGGTAAAGTGCAACTTGCTGTAGTAAAAGCATTAGAGCCAATGGCAGATGCTATCAACAAATTACCTGAGGGTAAGATCGAAGAACTTATTAATAGTTTTGTAAGTCTTGCAACCAGTTTAGCTGCCATTGCGGTATCACTAAAAGGTCTTGAGTTTATAGCTAAAATATTTATATTCATAGCTAGTACGGCCGCACTTGTAACCGGTGGCTTTGCAAGTATAGTAACAACTGTAAAAAAGACTACAGAGACAGTTAAGGCATTTATGAATGGTGCAAAACGTTTTCAAGAAGCTGGTAAATTTGCAATGGAATTAGGTGAAAGATTTAAGTACTTGAAAGCTGGTGCCGGAATGTTAGCTAAAGGCTTACTTGGTGTAGCAGGTATATTGTTAACAATAAACAGTTTAGTTGAAGGATTTACTGGAACTAGCTTAGTAGGATACTTAGGTAAAGCATATGATGCTACTAAAAAGTTTTTAGGATTAGGTGGATCAGAAGCTAGTAAAGATCCAAGAGAAGGTATGAGAGGGCGCGGAGATCCTGCAGAGATAGCAAATCGTGAAGCCGCAGCCAATGCATTAGAAAAACAAAAACAAAAACTAAAAGAAACAAATGCCTATTATGCAGATCAGGCTAAACAATTAGAAAGCAACACACAGCAATTTAAAAAGCAAGGTGATGCAATTGTTACCAATCTACAAAACGAGTTAATGTTTAATAAAATTAGTGAAGATAGTGTAGAGATCATCAAAGCTATAAACGAAGCTACTACAAGAACTACAGACGAAGTTACCAAACTAAAAGATGCACGTGCGTTATTAAAGCCAGAAGAAAAGGATTTAATAGCAATTTACGACATGCAAATTAGTAAAGTACAAGAAATTGGTAGTATACAAACACAACAAACAATCGTGGCCATACAAGCATTGCAACAACAAAAAGATGCACAAGACAGATTAAATCATAGAAACCAAAAGCAATCTAATTAGAAGTGATGAAAGTTTATTGCAACTACAAAAACAGTTAGAAACTGTGGGTATGTTCGGTGATAAACTACAAGACAACTTAATTAAATTAGATGTAGAACGTGAATTACGTGGCAAACTAAATGATATTGTAATTAAACAATTAGAATTAGAAAATCAAAGAGCTAAACTAGGTGAGGATAACTTTAACAGAGAAATGGCACAGCTTGAGAGCTTAAAAACTGCCGCAATGACTTATGCAGATGCAAGATTAGTAGCAGAAGAAAAGATTGTTCAAGCAACACGTAACAGTGAACGTATGGATGTAGGTGGTGCAGTCGCTAAACGTATGGAAGAATTACAGCGTAGTGTAGATCCTACAGTAATGGCAATACAAAAAATAGACAGTGTTACACAAAATATGAACAGTGCTATTGACAAGTTTGTTGATACAGGTAAGTTTAGTTTTGCTGACTTTAGCCGCAGTATCATACAAGATATAATTAAGATTGAATTGAAAGCGCAAGCAACTAAACTATTCAGTAGTTTAATTAGTACAGGAGGCTCATTCTTAAGTGGTTTATTAGGTTTTGCAAATGGTGGACAGCCTCCAGTAGGCAAGCCAAGTATCGTTGGTGAGAATGGTCCTGAGTTGTTTGTTCCAAAGACTGCAGGCACTATTGTACCTAATGGTGGTGGTTCTGGTGCTGGTGGCGCTGGTGGCAACACATACATCACAAATAACATATCAGCAGTTGATGCCAAATCAGTAGCCCAATTGTTCGCAGAAAATCGCAGAACATTATTGGGTAC